CTACCATTCCATTAGTAAAACCTAAAAATAAGAATTCATTAGAATTGTCCAATATGCCAACCATATGTTAATAAATTATAACGTAATAATATATGGCTGTCCTTGACTTTAATACTATTAATAATTATTTTGATTTAAGCTTAAATCAAGCTAATAAAGAAATTGTCAAAAATTCAATAATCTTTTTAAATGATAACCCTTTAATTAAAACAGGTGGTGAAATGTCGGATTTATTAACAAATTATTTGCCTATTAACAACGCTCAAACTACCTATGAAAAGGTAGAATATAGAGATGAAGAACATCATAAATTAAAAAGTATTAATCGTATTATAAATATTGTTTATTATTGCGGGGTTGTCGTATTATTATTACTATTATATACCGAAAACAATTTATTGATTAGTGAGAGATATCCATTATATATTTTTTTAATATTATTACCCTATTTATACCCATGGATATATAAATTCACAGGAAAAATATGGGGGTTACTTGTTTCATCAATTGATTATACCGGACCTAAAAATGCTTTTATAGATAAAACTCCGATACAGAATACTTTTGATATTTAAATATCCTCTTCTGACAATGAAATCGTTGACCATCCATTTGTTGGATAAGCACCAAAATGTTTTACCAAGAACTCCTTTAATTCTTTAATAGGAACATCCTTTTTATCATAATGACTTTTATACCATTCTTTAAAGTCATCATTGATCACTGTAATTTTTAAACGACTGCCGCTAATAGTTGGCTCCCTTATGATTCGCTCATTCATGTATTCCAAATACACATTTTGTTCCTCGCGATATTTATTACTGGCCGTCATAACTGCGTCACAATCATGAACCTTTCCTTGAAACTTAAACGCATATTCTGTTAACATACTTAGCATTACGGGCGCCCACATGTCAAACTTCTCAGATAATTTTGTATCGATCGGATACTGATGCGGATATTGGTCTATCGGGAACTGCGGGTCATTGTATGGGTTTTTAGTAAATTTGGATTTAAATTCTACGACACGCATACGACGCCATGATCCATCGTCTCGTGCCTTTAATCCAGGCAATTTATTTGTAGCTACCGCAAGTTTAAATTGTGGTATAAATATGGTACTCGTCTGAAATAATTCACGACACTGAATTGGGTCACCGCCCGTAAGCTCTTTCAGAATGCCTTCATTCAATTCATCGCCGATAGATGGCTCCTGCATTACAGCATATCGCACGCCGATTAGCTGGAAGATTTCAGAAGAAGTACCGCCAAGAGTAGTTCTTTTTTGAGTAATAAGCGTGATCGGCACGGTTCCCTTGTATTGCCCTAATACTTTCGACATTAAATCGACCAACATTGATTTACCATTTGCGCCTGAACCTGTATACATATTGATGGTTTGATTTTCATTTGTTCCCAATAGTGTTGATGATAAATGTTGCCACATATATTCTTTTAATGTTTCGTCGGGAAATAACTCCGACATAAATTTATTAATAGCATCAATCACATGCTGTTGTTTTTGTTGATAATAAGACAGCGGCTTATAATCAATATTTGTAGTTTTACTAATATAATCATCATGCTTTCCCTTACGATGACATTTGTTTTCAATATCTATAATACAATTATTACAACCGAGCAAATAATTGTTTGTATTTAATTTCGCATAAAAGTTCTTATCGTAAAAGATTTCCTTTGCTTCATTCATAATTGTGTTCTTGCTTGATGTTTTTTTTAACATCGTTGCCGTCTTCGTAATCAATTGAAGGTCATCCTTTTCATCATTGAAATTCTTTGGAACTTCGCCTACTGGAATGTCAGAGACAATCTTCTCACCCTGCTTCTTTAATGCCTCCTTATGATATATCTCATACATGTCTACTGATATCTTGGCACGCAAACTGTGACCACAATCGATTTCTTGCCATCGATTATTGATAAATTCATACCAAATATTGTTTTTAATGTTGACGCAAATAAACGAATCTTTGAAAAGTTGATATAAGACCGTCGCCAAATCATAATCCGTATTATGCTTAATTGAATAATAAACATAATGCTGAATCGTTTTGGAATGAATTTTCCTATACTCGGTCTCATTGCTCATCTTACACCAATATATAATCGAACGCAACGTGAGCCCCTCTTTATTATATGTATCGAATGAACACCATTTTTCGTACAAATCCGATAATTCTGAATAATCAAACGCAGTCGACTGAGAACTAAACTTTAGCCACGAAATAAACAAACGATTGTCCGTGTTTTTTAGCGCCCACCCCACCTTCATCCATTTGGTATAACTGCCAGGCCCCCAATATTCTTGCGGCAACATCATCGTATAAGCATGGGCTTCCTTAATCGTATATTCGGTTGCGGTCAAGTTTGACATGAAATCGTCAATATATTCATCGAGTTCTTCTTGGTTAGTTACCTCTTGCGGCTGTTTAATATTCGATATGTTTGTCAGAAGCTTTACTTGATGTTTTGAAACGGGTTTTTTTCTTTTTTCAACCATCATATCATATTCAGATTGTATGGATGGGTTTAATGGCATTACGACCAAGTCCGTATTTCGCGCTGTTAGTTTCGAAAAATTGGCCAATACCCATTCGGTATATATCTTTAATTCATTTATTTTCCATGCCTCACTATATTCACACATAAACATATATTTTAATTTATAGTCTTCGTTGCCTGGTTTTCGTGACCCAAACATTTGCCAATTCGCATGCCCTTTCATGACAGCGTCGTCAAATACTTCATCCCATGTGTTAATGATTTTTAAGTCGTCCCATATATCAGGCATTTCTTTAATTATCATATTTCTTAGTAAAATTTTACATACCATATCCATTTGTAGATCGATCATGATATGAATGCCGTCTTTGGTTACCTTTTCTAACATATTCACATTATCTTTTTCAAACACATAACAATTAATTTGCGCATTTGTATTTTCCTTAATTTTATTAATACACTCTAATATACACTGTAATAAATCAATGACGTGACTCTTTGTATGTTGGCGTTCTTCTATATCAGGCGAATATCTAAAATCTACATCAATCAAGATGGGGCCATCTGCCAATTGTTTTTCAGTAAGAAACGCTTGTTTACCCTCACTAAATACATGTGTTTTATATAACTTATAAAAATTATCCATTTCAGTCTGTGGTATACAATATGACCCGCCCGTTACATTTAATTTAGGGGATCCTATTTTTGTATGGGTGTGTTCCTTGCCATCCTTTGTTATAAATTTTTTGAGGAATGCCTCCATGGTTTATTATACTATATATAATTATTTTTAATCTCAATTTTATTTATAATAAATATTAATGATACCAAAAGTAATATATATAACGCATAAAAATATTGAAACTATAAAGCCTTACTCGCAAAAGTGGAACGAATTAAACCCCGACTATACAATTGAGTTATATGATAATGAAAGATGTATTGAATTTTTAACGAAAGAATATACACAACAGCATGTTGATATTTTTAATTTTATATCGGATGGTCCTATTAAAGCTGACTTTTGGCGGGTATGTATATTATATAAATATGGCGGCATTTACGCTGATGCTGATATTGTGCCTTTAGTGCCTTTATCCGAATATATTAAACCCGAAATTGAATTTGCTACGTGTATATCAAAATACAATAATCAAAATAATTATAATCCGCATTTTATTATGAGCCTTAAAGATAATCCTAGACTTAAAAGATGTATTGAATGGTATACAATTTATTATAAAAAAAAGGATTATTCTTATTGGGGATGGTCCATAGTAAAATTATTTAATGTATTATTTAGAAATATTAAACACATTGATAACGATACCATACAAATGTTGAATGAGATTAATCGGGGTGGAAGTATGCATGATTTTTATTGCGAATATAATAATATATTAGTGATGAGATGTAGGCACATTGATTATAATCCTGATACTCATCAATACAATATATAATTATATATACATTATGTTCATTTACGTTATTCCATTTACGCTATTTCATTTACGTTATTTCATTTACGCTATATCATAAATAATTAAAGGTTTATTATATTTAATAATAAAATGAACCGAGCGACCAAACGAATATTAATTGATTATGCCGAAATCATGAAGGACCCTGTAGAACATATACATTATGCGAATGATGAAGAAAATATATTTAAGGGTTATGCCCTTATTGTTGGTCCAAAAGATACGCCCTACGAAAATGGATTTTATTTATTTGAATTTACATTTCCCGAAAATTATCCATTTAGTCCTCCAAAATTGAAGTTTCATACCTATGACGGATTCACCCGATTTAACCCAAATTTATATATTAATGGTTACGTATGTCTCTCTATTTTAAATACATGGGAAGGTGAAAAATGGTCGGCATGCCAATCTATTCGCAGTATTCTTATTACATTGAGCACCATATTAAACGAAACACCGCTATTAAATGAACCTGGTATCACTATAAATCATAAAGATTTTCACTCTTATAATGAAATAGTCGAATATAAAAATGTTGAAGTAGCAATATTGAAATATTTAGACAAAACGAATCTGCCCTATATATTTCATTCCTTTTATCCAATTATTATTAATTATTTTAAAAATAATTATCCGCGAATTATAGATAGGTTTAAGGATAAACCCAATAAACAAATCTATTTAAGCATATATAATAATATGGCTGCTTATTTGGATTATACATATTTAAATAATAAAATTAATTTATTATATAATGATTTTAAAAATTGATTTGAAATAAAAACATTATATTATTTATAAAATGAACTTTTGTGCGAAATGCGACAACATGTACTATATTAAAATTAACCAGGCTGACACGTTGACTTATTATTGTCGTAATTGCGGGCACGAAGATAACGAATTGACTGTTACAAATTTGAAGGTTTCGGTATATGAAAAAACATCGAATACACAGACCCACATAAATTCTTGGATTAAGTTTGACCCCACATTGCCGCACTCACATACAATTAAGTGCCCGAATGAAAAATGCAAAAGCAATGAGCCTGATAATATTTCAGATGTAATATATTTTAGATATGACGATATTCAAATGAAATATATGTATTTGTGTGCGATTTGTGATTATAATTGGAAACCTTAAAAATTGAATATAAAAATATTATTTATAGTATATACAAAATGGCTAGCGATGAAGAAACTGAAGGCCCATATGATGAAGAACTTCAAGACGAAGAAGTGGATGATGAGACCGACACCGAAGAAATGACTGAATATGATGAAGAAGAAGGCGTAGATGAAACACTTGAACTTGAAGAAGAGGAAGATGAAGTAATTAGCCAACCCTATCACGCAAAGTTTAAAGAAGATATTAGGAGCGACTATTTACAAAAATATCACCCCGAAGAAATTCATAAACCATTTGAAGAAATATATAATTTAACAATTATTACCCGTGATGAAAATGGTGTCATTAACGATGCTCTTCATACTACTTATCCTATTCTAAGCAAGTATGAAAAGACACGAGTGATTGGTTTGCGGGTATCCCAATTAAATAAAGGTGCCGCGCCATTTGTAACCTTGAATAAAGTTATTTTGGATAATGTTCTTATTGCTGAAAAGGAACTTCGTGAAAAAAAAATACCATTTATTATCATGCGCCCTATTCCAAACGGGATTAGCGAATATTGGAATATTAATGATTTGGAACATATTTAAATAGAGTTTATTATATTTCTTCAATTTTTTTCTTTGATGCGCGTGGTAGTTTTGTATTCATTATTTTTTCCATTTTGGCAATAAAAGCATTGTGTGGTACGGCTGTACCATTTTCATACTCTATGATTACACTAACAGTAACATTCAATTGTTTGGCCAATTCCTTTTGGCTCATTTTACATGCCAGGCGTGATTGTTGTATTGCCTTTTGTATCGAATAGGACATCTCTCTTACTGAGGCAGGTGAATCCATTATGGGTTTAATCTTATCTATGGATTTGTTCCATACAACCGGTGCCCAATCTTGACTCATTATAATATAATTATAATAAATTTTTATATTATAATTATTTACCCTTTCACAAATAAAATGCGTATGTATAAAATATAATTATATTTCATGAAAAATAAAACAAAAAAACAATTTTTATTTAACCCAAACAATCCTAAAAAATCATTTGATGTATATATTGATAAAAATCCAAAGGATACAATAAACATAAAATATACAACGTTGGATGATGTTAAACATACGATTGACAAGCTAGAGAAATTATACAAAACCAAAAAATACACACACAAACGTATATGGCAAGTAGGAATGATTATGAAGGTTCGTTTAAATGTATTGAAAAATAAAAAACCACAACAATTCAGTTTGGCAAATAAATATTTTAAGTTTTTAGGAAAAAGAACACATTTGGAAGAAAAAGATAGATATAAACTTTCATTTTAACCATTTCATTTTAACCATTTCATTTAAACTTTTTCACAAATCCAATATTGATTTTTTTCAATATATTTTTTACCGGTATTTCCACATTTACTACTGTTTGTTCTACATTCTCTAGCTAAATCATACATAAGCTCGCCATTAATAAAATTTACTTCACCAAATCTTTTACATTTACCATATTGTTCGTTACTTGGAACGGGGTCATATGGATAGTTATTTGTGTGTTCGATAAAATATTTACATTTTGAACAAAGAGGTAATTCTGTATTTCTTATGAAAGTCTTTTCAGAGAATTTTCTAATAAACTTATACATTTTGTATATAATATAAATAATATTTTATATTCAATTTTTAAATTATGTTATTATATATAATGCCAAGAAAACGCACAATGTTAAAACGAGTTACAGTGAAAAAGAAAGGTGGCAAATGGAGCATAAAATATAAAAAAAGTATTAATTGTAATCATCCAAAAGGGTTTTCTCAAAAACAACATTGTAAATATGGGAAAAGATATAATTAACATTTCCATCGTGTGCCACAATTAATACATGTCACAAATGTTGTCATCGGTTCATCCGCCGAACGTGTCTGTAATTGGTAATAAGTACATTTATTTGATTTACACTTACGACATGTGAAATTATCGGTAGATGCTTCAATCTTCGGAAAGTATTTATTCTCCAAACGAATTCTTTTATCTTCCACCAATTTATCCCACTTTTCTGGATATAGTTCTTGATGAGTTTTATAAGCGAGGTCTTTCGCCTTAAATACGCCCGATGTTACCTTATCTACTATTTCCACATTCTGAAGTGTGAAATAAATATGTTTAAACCGATCAACATATAGTTGAACGAATAAATAATTATCCCAACTTTTCATAATTGTTTTAGCTGCTGCCTCATCTAATGATTTATTAAATATACCCTTTTCTAAATTCCTTGCCTTAATAGGGTTTTGTAGAATCTTATTGAGTGATGCTACAATAGTGTTTCGAAAGTGGTCGGGATGAGTCACTTGTTTCATTTTTATAGTTATTTATGTATTTTATTTATATTCAATTTTATATTATGATCAGCATATTATTTATAATAATATTACTTTGCATATATAAATATAAAACTATACAAATTAAACCACTTGAAATTGAACCAGATATTATTTATAATACGGGAGGGTATTACGGATTTTATCAAATGGGTGTTTGTCAATATATTAAAAAACACTTCGAATATAAAAACAAAGTAACATTAGGAATATCAGCAGGGTCTTGGGTTAATTTATTTATGGCACTTAGTTATGATAAGTCAACTCAATTTGTAAAGGATATTTTTGAAAAAATACCTCTTGATACACCCATTTATAAATTACCTGATTTTTTTAAATCTATTATGAATGAATATAAATTTGAAGATTTTAATATAACGAACATGAATATAGCCGTTACTGATTTAGGTAATCAAAAAATGACTATTTATAATAGTTTTTTATCATTAGATGAAATGATTCGATGTTGTACAGCCAGTTCGTTTATCCCATTAGTTACCTATAGGGATATTATCTTTTTTTATAATAATAAATTGTCAGTTGATGGTGGATTATTTAAAAGTAAGTTTTTGAAAAACATTAATAATAAAAAAACACTGATCATAAAGTATGATATGTTTAAACGCTTTAAATGGTATCCTTTGATATCAGTTATTAAACCAAAATATAGTTATCATGAATTATATAAAATGGGGTATAAGGACGCGGCTCAGAATCACGCCTATTTAGAAAAATACCTTACGCCATTAACCTAGTTTTACTCCTCTTCATATTCCTCATGAATAAGTTCAGTATCACTTACTACAAACCCATCCTTTAGATATCCTTGCTCTGTATATTCTTCATCTGTATAATCACTGTCTTCACTTCCTTGATCGGAATGAATATTTTCAAAACCGCCCATTTGCTTTTCATAAAATGTGTTCCACTCATTCATGGTGATGGGTTGATATTGGTTATTTATTTTTTTTACAATACACAGTGTACCATAAAACAACTCTTTATCAATGGGGGCAGGAAATTCATAAGTGTTCTCGGACCCTGCCTTTCCGGTTCGCTTTCCATACAATTCATATTCGTTATTCCAACCACACAACAATTCAAAATTATTGTTATTCCTATAATTACATGCGCTATATAGGTTAGCATAATTCTTAATGTTATGTTCGCTCAGCACACCATTCTTGTTAATAACGATAATCATTTGATATTTAATATTATGGTGTTCTTTTATATAGATTTTATATATAATATAAACGCATAATGGTATAGAATTATAATGAAGATTTATATTAACGATATTAATATTAGTAACGATTGCGTATTTGACGCTAGTTATACACGGCATTTAATTTATACAAAAGAGGGCATATTTTGCAATCATAATAAAAAATTAACTCAGATAGATACTATAAATAACAAATGTGATGCTGTTAATTATAATAATCATACCTTTATACTAGACTATAGCGTCGAAGAATATAAAAATTATATAACTCATATACCGTATGACCATTTATATTGTGATGAATTATTTGAAAAAAAACATATAGGTCATGATATCTTTTATATTAGGCATAGTTATTTTGACCAAGTGGCTCATTACTTTGAGGTTGAACGATTGGAAGACTTTATGTATGACGAAATCCTTTCGTTTTTATTGGTGAAATAATGTGTCTTTAATATACATGTATTATATTGCTTATATTGGCATGGCAATTGTAATTATTCATTTTATTTTGTATTATTTTAATATTGACGTATTTAATTATCCAATTAAGCCCGAAACACCAATTATTTATAACGACATAACAGATAGTATAAATGAACTTAAAAAATTAAATGAATATATAGATAATGGAATATGCGATAATGAAACAAGGGCTAGTGAAACAGGGGCTAGTGAAACAAGGATTAGTGAAACAGGGATTAGTGAAACAAGGATTAGTGAAAAGGGAACATACGAATCAGTCAGTGAAACTAGAACAGGGTGCGATGGACCTGATGAAAATGCCATTTGTAAAATCCTATAATAAAATAAATACGTTAGCTAAACAAACGTGCTTATTTATTCCAAAGGGGCCTAAATATTTCGCTTGTTTTACGTATTTAGATAATAAACCTGTATGCGTTTTTATAGACCAAGATAAAAAACAGTCAATTCATTATGTTTCTTTTAAAGAAGAATTATGTTTAGGGACTTTAATTTACGGAACTTTAATCAAAAATAATTTTGTATGCGAACATATTTATTATTATAAAAATGAATTAGTGAAAGAACAATTGCCTATATTAAAAAGTATTTTGGAAAGCATGATTCGAGACAGCGAGTATTTAGGAAGTATTTCGTTTAAGTTGCCTCACATGGTGAATCAATCATATATATTGGAATGTTCTAATTTACCCTATACTATTTACGGCATTTTACAAGGTAATAACATTTTAGTTGTTCAGAATATTTTAGGGGGATTTCAAATAAAAAAACGCGTAGATACTGAAGACGTTTACGAATTATTTGTATTAAATGAATTAAACGAATCTGTATTTTATTCGACCGCGTTGGTAAATGATTTTAAAACGAGTCATTTTTTAAAGCATTTATTTTATAAACGAACACCTACTTATAAATCTATTGAATTTAGTGATTCAGAAGAAGAAGAAATTATAGAGAGAGACATATACGTTGGTTGCTTGTATATTAGTGAATTTAAAAAATGGAAACCGTATGGAATAAAACCCCAGGACACTCTTAATAAAATCCATTATCTTGAAAAAAAAATATTGTAGTAATATATATAATGGCTCTTGATTTTAGTGATTGGAAACCATCTGAGGTCCCTGTTTCTACCCCTCCCGTTGGACAAAAGGGCGGCGCTCGTCGGCGAAAGACTGGCCGCAAGATGCGTAAAAGCCGCAAGCGTAGCGTAAAGGTATCTCGCCGCAGACGTTAATATAGCAGACGTTAGTACCGCGGACGTTAATTATTTAATTATATATAATTTATATAATTAAATCATGTTATAATAATATCATAGTTGCGATAATATCAAAATAAATAAAAAATGTATAATTATAGTATGTCTAAAAGATTACAACTTACACCAACAGGTAGTTTATCAACACAAACAAGTACTTTATCTAATCCTGTTGAAGATAAGCCATGGAACACAAAGGCAATAGATGGAACAACACTAATGGGTCAAGTAGATATAAATTTGTTTTTTAATAGAATAGTTAAAGCATTACTTTCTTCATACAATGGAACATATAAACAGACGCCTGATGAAAAGGCAACGGAACAAAGAGATACAGAAAATCCTCACATATATATTGGATTAAAAAAATATAATATTTTATTTGGAGACATTATACAAAATACACGACAGGGCGATAATTTCGTAATTGATAATACCCCCTATAATAGAAATTTTATAAATAATTCTAAATTGTACATTATGTCAATTATGGCTAATTATAAAACTGATGGTTCAACATTACATAATTTAATTAATGCAGAGATAAGCAAAGGCTTAAAATTTGATTTACAAAAAGTTGTCGAAATATTAGGCATGAGACCAATTAAACCAACACCCGTTATAGAGGCACCTGTTATAGCAGCACCGGCTAAACCACCTAGGCCAGGTGCGGTTTTAAATTCAGATAATATGACGGATGAACAAATAGAATTATACATATACAGAGAATTTGCAGTAAAATGCTCCTTATCACATCAAGAATGTGATATAGACTATGATTCGTATTATGCTAGCCCAGATGGCAGACTTGCGTCATCTATGCCAGATTTTATTTCACTTGTTGAATTAGAAAAAACTAAAAAAACAGACAAACCTATTCGTAATATATATGTAAATTTGTCGGAGTATATAACAGGTACTGAGGGTGGGCAATTAATATCAATTGGTGAACCAATTGACAAAGTAATAACAGCATTAAATTCATTATATTTTTTTTATAAAGATAAAGAGAAAGCAACCCAATTTTACGCATTTAATACTCCAATAATTTTCAATTTGAATAAATTAATAGAAATTTCAATAAGAATAAGAAATAGAGTTCGAATAAGACAAAAATATGGTCCTATAATAAAGGCGGAAAAATTAAAGAATCCAGAAGAACAATTAAACCAATATATAGTTGGTTATAAGAATAAATTAAGAATTAATAATATAGTAGCAAAACCTTAATTCCCAAACACCCCGCTAATAATTTTATTTTTTTCCACCTTGCTTGTTTTCTTCAATACTATTTTGTGGTCATACATGGTCTCAAACTCATTATTATCCTCATGAAGTTCGGGATATATTTTAGTCAAAGGTTTATCCATAATAAGGAGCAGTCTCTCATAAGTCAATAACTGTCTATACTCTTGTATATCCAAATTACCATAAAACTTATTTAATGTATAATATGGATTAGGTGCCAATTTAATATTTTTATCATAATTATAAATCTTGCCATAGACATTATTCAACAATTGATACCGCTCAAATTTGGTATTATCGTCTACGTGCTCATTAAATAAAAAACTTGCCGCGCATTCTGGGCTACAATAGCAACCATAAACCTCGTATTGTTCTTTATGTTTGCCTGTTGGGATATGTATCGAAGGGGAGTCGAAGTCGCATGTACACCAAAAGCATGCCGACTTTTTATGTATATTATTCATATTTAATGACTTTTCTAATTCAGCCAATTTGCTATATATAGTCTTTTTTTGTTTATCACATTTGGTGTCCTTTTTATCTTCTATTTGTTCGGTTTCCTTTATGATTTCGTACATATTATCTTCGCAAAAAGGCTCGACCGTGCATACATCGGGATTATAAGTGGTAATGTCCTGAAATGTGCCAACATGTATGTCGGATATTTTACATTTCAAATGTAATATAATATTTTTTTTTTCAACATTTACATTCATGTCAGCAGGTTCATTTTTTACTATTTTGCCGCCCTTTGGTTTCCGTCCGCGTTTTTTTGGTGCTGGTTTTTCCATTTTGATTAGTATACGTATTATAATTTAAATACTTTTTATAATTGAATTAAGCAATGTTGCCCTGGATTGAGCGATATAGACCAACTGAATTAAATGAAATGGTATTAGATAATGACACGCGGACCATGATGAGTAATATGCTTACCACAAATACTTTTCCGAATATGCTTTTTTATGGGCCGCCTGGGACGGGCAAAACCACGACAATTATGTGCTTGTTAAAGCATTATCCTTACCCGAATCATATTATTCATTTAAATGCGTCGGATGATAGAGGCATCGAAGTTATACGGACGCAACTATATTCGTTTATTCACACGAACGGGCTTTTTCAAAACGAATTGAAGTTTATTATTTTGGATGAGGTAGATTCCATGACGAAGCAGGCTCAGTTATCGCTCTTGTCCTTAATCACGAATACCAATGTGCGTTTTTGTTTAATATGCAATTATATCAGCAAATTGATTCCACCCTTGCGGGACTATTTGTTGCTGATTCCGTTTTATAATACGGCGAATGACACGGGGTACATTAGGCATATTATAGAGTCGGAGAAATTGGTTTTAAATGAGGGCGTTTTGGAAGATATTACGTTTAATTATTATCCTGACTTGCGTTCTGTGGTCAATTGCTTACAGGCGTATCAATCCTTTCCTTATCCGCTCATTCGGAAGGACATGATTGAATTAAATTGTAATAAATATAATGCGAAAGTTAAAAAATATATTAAAACAGTTTGCTTTAAAGATTATTTGATTAAATTGTTTATTCAAATGATGAATTATAATATAG